TGGCGGCTTCTACCTTCACAGGCTTTGCCCAGCCCTCTTCGGTGGCCACGCGGATCAGGTCTTCGTCTTCGGTTTCAATGACCTGACCTTTGTCGAACGACTCGACGCGCACATGCTTGTGCGCCCAGTCAAACGGCTTGATGACTTTGAGTTTCATGGGGTGCTTTATTGGGTGGTTGCAATGCAAAAGCCCGCCGGGCGTGTGCAGGGCGGGCTTTTCTGAGTGCGGCACAAGGGCCGCAGACGGCGCCAGGATCAGGCAGCCGCGATCTTCAGCACCTTGATGGCCTGGGTGTTGCGCAACTTGCCACCCACGCGGCGGCGCACGTAGTACTTGACGAAACCCGGGCTGGTGATTTCGTCACGCGTCATGCGCATACCCACGCGGTCGGCGATCAGGTAGCCCTCTTTGAAGTCGCCGAAGGCCAGGGGGAAGGCGTTGGCGGCCACCACCGGCATGTCTTCGGCTTCCACCACCGGGTAACCAAGAAACACATCAGGCTGACCAGCGGCAATGCTGGGCTGCCACAGGTATTGGCCGTCGGTGGACTTGTATTTGCGCAGCGAGGAAAGCGTCACCTTGGACGACAGCCAGTTGGCATTGCGGCGGTACCGGGCGCGCAGGCTGTACACCAGGTCATACATCACGTCCAGGCTGGTGGGCATGGCGCCGGCCTGGCCGCTGGCGATGTACTGCAGGGTGCCAAAGGCGCGGGTGGCGTCGGCCGTGGCGAGCGGCGCGGGGCCGGCCAGAATGCCGGTGGGCTTCTTGGTGCCGTTGCCGGCCAGGAAAGCGAGGCCCTCGCCCTGGGCGATGGCCTCGCTGGCCGATTCGATGAGCCAGCTCTCCACGTCGAAGAAGAGGTCGTCCAGCGACTCTTCGGACGCTTGCGGCTTCGCGCTGGCCATGCCGAAGGTGGGCGCCACCTCGGCCAGGTCGGGCGTGTTGGTCTGCGAGCGGGCGTCCGTCTCGCCCACCCACTCGAAGCCGGCGCCGTTCACGTCGAACAGCTCCTTGTAATCCGACGTGCCCACGGTGCGTACGGTGGCCAGCTGGCGGATGGGGGAGATGTCCACCGCCAGGCGGGCAATGGCGCTCTCGATCTGCTCGGGAAGTGCAAAGCCACCGGCCGAGCCGGTGCTGGTCACGGTCTGCGTGGCGCGGGTTTCCCAGCCGTCTTCGTCGCCGCCGGCGGCGCGTTGCACCTTCTTCAGCTCTTTGGCGCTCAGCTGCAGCTGGGCGCGCACCTCGTGATCGGCCGGGTTGCGCACCCAATCCAGAAAGGTGGTTTTGTAGGCCTCGGCTTCCGGGCTGCGCTGGCGCCGCTCACGGTCGCCACCACCCAGGCCCGGGCGCGAGAGCTTGGTCTGCAGCTTTTCCAGATCGCTTTTGATGCCCTGCAACTTGTCGATCTCGCTGTCGATCTTGGCCAGCTTGGTGTCAAGCTCGGCGGTGCCCTTGCCCGACTTCATGGCTTCGATGCGAGCGTCGTTGGTGCTCTTGTATTCCGTGAAGGCGGTGTTGATCTTGTCGATCGCCTCGGCGATGGACTTCACGCTGGGCTCTTCGCGCTTTTCGTAGCTGGCAACGGTGCCGACGCGTGCCTGGAAGGCGGCAAAGTGGACGGCCATGGTGGCCAGAGAAATGAGGGTGCGTTTCATGAAGCAGTTTCCTTCAGGATGGGTCAGGGGGTTTTCAGGGATTGGAGGGACTGGAGCAGGCGGTCTGCCGCCTTGAGTGCCGCAGCCACTTCCTGAGCGTCCCGCTCATCGGTGGCAATGCGTTTGGCCTTGGCAACGAAGGCCTTGGCCTCGCTTTCGGAGAACCCGGCATCCCGCAAGGCACGCTCCATCTGGCGAATGGTGGTGATGTCGTCAACGTTGACGGACTTCACGTTGGTGATGCGCGACGCGCGGTTGGCTGGGAAGGTGACCAGGGACACTTCCCACAGGTCTACCTCGGTGAGCGTGCGCACGTCGGTGTCGCGGTCATAGGCCCATTGCTTGCTCATGAAGCCGATGGACAAGCCGTTGAGCGCGCCCAGCTTGAGCAGGGCGTGGGCCTCTTTGCCGCGGGTGGTTTCCATGGCCAGCTGGCCCTTGATGCGCAGGCCTTTGGCGTCTTCGACCATTTCGGTCCACACGCCGATGGGCTCGGCGCTGTCGTGTTGCCACAGCATGGCCGGCAGCGTGCCGGCTGCCTTGTGGTCTGCCAGGCTTTGGGCAAATGCGCCGGCGGCAATCACGTCGTCATACGCATCACGCACGCCGAACACCGAGCCGTAGCCGTCAATAGTGCCGTCGTCGCCGGCGGCCCTGATCTGCAGCGCAAACGAGCGCACCTGGCGCTGGCCGGCGGCTTCCTTCAGCTCAAGCGTCTGCAGCGGGTGGGTCTTGCGGTTCATCGGAGGTTCCTTTGTCACTCTGGCGGCTCATGTTCAGGGGGGTCAGCGGCTCGTCCAGGCCGGGCAGCGGCGCCCGGCCCTCTTCGTCGCGAATTTCGTTGCGGGTGTAGATGCCCATTTCGGCCATGGTGCGGGCCCACATGGCGCGGTCTTTCAGCGAGCCGGCCGTGAGGTAGCGCGTGTCAAAGCCCGCGAACAGCGGGCCACTGCCGTCCAGCAGCATCTCGTCCATGCGCTGGGTCCAGGCGGTGTGCCATGGTGCCAACGTGTGCACACGGTGAGCGGCAAAGAAGGCCTCGGCGCTGGCGAAGGTGGCCGACTTGTCGTTGTGGCCCACGATGATGGGGAACACACCGTAGGAGCGGCAGATCTCTTCGACCTGCATGCGGCGGGTTTCGTGGTGCTGGGCATCCACGCTGGTCATGGTGGTGGTCTGCCACTTGGCGCCACGGTCAAGCACCAGTGGGTCACCGCTGCCGAACTTGCCGATCTTCGACTTGATCCAGCTGGAGAGGCGCTCTTGCTGTTCCCCAGACAGCGCCCCTTCAACGGTGTAGACGCCTGGGGCGTTCAGGGCGTTGTTGTGGAACTTCTCCTGGCTGCGCTCGGTGGCAATGGCCAGGCCCACAGCGCTGCGCGCCAGCGTCACGGCGTTGAGGTGCTTAACCCAGTCCCATTGCACGTTGTTCAGGATAAAAACATCGTCGAGCGAGAACTTGCCGATCAGGCCAAACTCATCCCAGCAGCGGTACATGGTTTCGTACCGGCTCACGCGCTCGATGTCCCAGCGCCCGGGCTGCACGGGAATCAGCTCGCGCACTCGGCCGTTGGCACCGCGCACTTTGATCGACAGGCCAGCGCCACACAGCGCGGCATGCATGGTCATCTGCCGACGCCATTCGAACGAGGTTTGCCACTCGTTCGGCCGGCGGGCCAGCAGCCGGTATTCCGGGATGTTGGTGGCCAGCTCGCGGCGGCCGTCGGACAGCTCGCGGTACACATGCAGCGGCGGTGTGGCGCAGCCGTCGGCAATGGAGCGCACGCAGGCCAGCACGGTGCTCACCTGCAGGGCGGTCTTTTCGGTCACGGCATAGCCGGCCAGCTCGCTGGAGTCGTTGCCATCGAGCCGGTCGGCCACCTGGTCATAGGTCAGCGCGGTGGCTTTGCGCCCCATGATCCAGTCGAAAAGTTTCACGTGCTCATTCCCAAAAGGATTTCTCAGTGGTGTCGCTGGTCGTTGCCCGACCCAGCGCCATAACAGTCGCCACAACGCCATCGATGCGGCCGTTGGGCTTGCTCTTTTTCTTGTCGGGCCTGAAGTTGCCGTTGGTGTCAAACAGCAGCGCCACATTCATGGCGCAGTACCGCAGCACGGGGTTTGCACCGTGGCGCAGCTTCTTGCCGTACACCAGCTCTTCCAGGGCCTTCGATCCGGGGTACATGCCCCCGGTGTTCTGCGGCACCTCCACCAGCGGGGCGCCGTCTTCCATCAGTTCGTTGCAGAGCTGCTGGCCGTTCCATCGGTCAAAGCCGATGTCGACCACCTCGTAATCGGTCAGCGACTGTTTCACTGCGGCGCGCACCGGCTCGTAGTCGGTCACATCGCCAGGCGTCACGGTGATCCAGCCTTCGGCCTGCCACCGCTTGTACGGGGCCGCGTCGTCATGCTCCTGCGCGTCGACCTTGGCCTGCGGGCACCAGAACCACAGCAGCACATACCACTCGCCGCCCGGCTCATCGGGCGGGAAAACTAGCGAATAAGCGGTCAGGTCGCGCGTGCTGGCCAGGTCAAGCCCGCCGTGGCACCGCCGGCCACGCAGCACAGCAGGATCAAACTTCTTGCCGCCCTTGTCCCACACGTTCAGGTCAAACCAGCCCTCAGCACTGTTGCACCAGCGGTTCAGGTCTTTGGTCAGGAAATTGACTCTTGCTCCCGGCAGCGCAGCCGCCTTGCGGGCCTGCCCGCGCATGTAATCGACCGTCTTGGACTTGCCCAGTCCAGGATTCGCCTTGATCCACACCCGCTCATCGAACGGATCGTCGCTCTCGTCCAGCGTGTAGATGTAGCCGAACACAGCGTCATCCACCCGCTTACCTTCCAGCACCGACACCAGGTAGCCCCGCACCTCGGTGCAAATGCCATCCAGAATGAAGCCTGCGGTGGTGATGGCTGACATGAGCGGCTGCGCCCGAGCACCCAGCGCCGACTCCATCACATCCCACACATCGCGCGTCTTCTGTGCGTGCAGCTCATCAAACAGGATGGCGCTGGGATTGCGCCCGTCCTGGTTCTCTGCGTTGGACGGCAGCGGCTCAAACACGCTGGTGTCCATCTCGATCTTTTCCTGGTTCAACCCGGAAAAGACCTTGAATGAGCGCGCCACACCAGCCGAACGCCGCAGCCAGCGCTTGATGTTGTCAAACGCTGGCTTGAACACCGTCATGGCCTGGGCGCGCGTAGTGGCCACGGCGTAAACCTCGGCCCCGATCTCACCATCCATGCAAAACAGGTAGGCGCCCTGCGGCCCCTTCCATGTGCTCTTGCCGTTCTTGCGCGCCACCTCTTCGTAGCCTCGCGTGAACCGCCTGTACCCCGTCTCTTCCCGACGCCAGCCGTACAGCACCGCAGTCCAGAACTTCTGCCACGGATCCAGCAAGATCGCCTTGCCAGCCAGCGGCCCCTTGATGTGGACAAAGTACCGCTCGATGAATCGAACGACATGCCACGCATGCGCCGGGCTGAACACCAGCCCGCGCGACGCCCCGTCTACCAAGTCTTGGTAATGCCTCAGCACCGCCAGGTACACCAGCCGGCCCGTGACGATCTCGCCACGCAACACCGGCAGGCCGTACGCCTCGTCCCACTCATGCAGAACAGCCGGCGTCAGTGCCTTGACTCGCGCCCGGGTAAGTTGGTAGCGTGGTTTACGAGGTCGGCGAACAGATCGTCCTGCCCGCTTCGCGCCCCCGTATCCTTTCGAACCCGCGCCAGTGATGGGATCGTGAGACATGCTTTCGGGAGCCATTGGCCCAGCTCCATTTTCAAACGTTTCTCGTCGTCAGCCCAAGGCGTGGGCGTTGCCCACCCGGTTTTGGAAGTCTGGGTCCGACCCTTTTCCTCGCACTCCTGGCAGGCCTTGAGCCAATCGGCAAACGTGCGCACGATGATCGCAATCGGCATGCCCGCCGTCAGGTGCTCTATGCCGGCCTGGCGAAGCGACTCACAGATGTGGTCATAAAGCCCGCGCTCATCGGCACTGAGCCCAATCATCGGCGGCGGTACCGGCGAGACAACCTCGCCAGAGGTGGAAGCAACAGCCGCACCGCCGACAGCGGGCAGCGCTGCAGCGAATGTGGTTTTGCTGTCCATGGCTACTCTTTAAACCCCCCGGGGGTAGTTTTCGTTTCCCATAAATTTCTAGTTAGACGATCGGTTTCCAGCGTGGCGAGGT